CTTCAGTAATGTCTTCAATAATACGAGAGAACTCAAAGTGCTTGTCAATGTTTACAAGGACTTCAGACTCAACATTCATCTGTACAGTTACAGCAGTGTTAGCTGCCTTAGCAGTAGCAACGCCACGTACAGGCTTAGGGATATGAATAGTATCGCCTTTCTTGCCTGACATGCTCATTTTTTTAACAAGGTTAGCTAAAGTTAAGTTTTGCTTGTATGCAGCAATAACTTCGTCACTCCAAATTTCTGGAATAAACTTAGCTGCGCTAGTGTTGTCTACGAAACCGCCTGTGGCGGGATATACTGATGTTGCCATGATAATACTTCCTTAAAGAGTTTAGTTTCGGACTCTTCCTTCTTGATATGCTTGCATGATTTCATCACTTAAAGCTAAGTATCTTTCAGGGTTGTCCTGCATAAGTTTAATAATGTCTGAACGCCTGTAGACTTTTCGCTTTGCCGCTTCACCACTGCCTTTGGCGTTACCTGTGGAGGCTGCCTTAACTGCGGTTTTACGACTAGCTTTTTCATTAGCAGCTGATTGAGTTACTACTTGCTTACGTTCTTTCCAGTTAGTGAAAAGCTCGTCGGCAGCTTCGTAATCATATTGTGCATCTGCTTGTGCAAAAAGCTGTGTACGAATTTTTGACGCTTTGATCCAATCAACAAATTTAGAGTCCGTCAAAATACCTCGCATGTCAGGGTGTTTTTCTTGTAGCTGACCTTGGGCTGCTGACTGTCTATACTGCTGAGTTACTGCTTCAGCTTGTTTAATTGAAGGGTGGTTTCTAATTGCTTTTTCCACCGCCTTCTCTGGATCACTAAAAAAATCTACGTCTTCTTCAGGTTCGGGACTTGTTTGTGTTGTGGTGTCGAGTTGTGTCTGAATGTAGTTATCAACAACTGAACGTAACTCCCCTACTTCACTGCTTTGTCTGCCAAGTAACTTTTCAGCCTCTTGATGCATCCTTACGATGTCAGCAGTTGACTTTCCTTTATACTTGTCGGGGATGTCTTCTTGGGGAGTTTCCTGTAACTCAGGTTCCGCTGTAAGTTGACTTATTTGTTCTCCTGTGTTATCTTCTTCTTTTTCAGTACGCTCGTCTATTAGTGTTGCCATTATTAAACTCCGTGAGTATTCTCATTATGGAGGTGTATTATACAAAGCTTCTTAGTTAAGAGTTGGCCTTGCGCTCTAGTTGTAGTTTTTGCTCTCTGTTCTTCATCCATTTTCTAGTGGCGCTTTCAAAGTCACCGGAAATAGGATCAAGTTTTGATCGCACAGCACTTACAATTCTGTTTGCTTTTTTGTCGCAGTCTAAACAAGAAATATGGGTACACTCAGAATCAGTGTACCTTTCATTTGTATGTCCATCTTCACAGCGAAACTCATAGATGGCTCTCATTACTCTTCTTCTTCTAACTCTGCTGCTTCAATACTTTCTTCTGCTGCGACTATTTGCTGCTCTAAATTTATAATGCTTGCGACAATGGACATTTGCCCCTTACGGAAGTACATGTCGTTTGCATCTTTAGTAGCTTCAATAGAATTAATATTCATTGCGTTGTTTGTTAGGTCTTGTACTAAAAGTTTAAAACCTTCGCTTGCAAACAAACCGCGATATGTGTTATAATATTCTTCAAGTTCTTTATCTTTCATTTACTGTTTCTCCATAAGGACAGTTGTTAAGGTAGTTACTCTACATATTATATCATATAATAAAGTAAAAGTCAAGCTATTTCTTTACTGTTTTCTTAGCCTTTTTAAAAGCTTTTGCTGTTGGCGCACCTTTGGCTCCTGCCTTACGCATTGTTTCCTTACTACCGGCTGCTATTCTTTTACGTTTAGCGTGGATGTTATCGTATAATCCTTTAGCCATTTTATTTACCTTTTGCTTTGCTTTTAGCTTTTGTAGATAAATCTTTAAAGTGAAAAAGTTTTGCACTTGTCTTAGTATGAGACTTATTGGTATGTAAAGTACCGTCAGCCATTTTATGACTAGACCCTGTATGCATTGTACCATCTTTTTTATAATGCTTAACGCCTTTCATCTTCCTTCTCCTTCTTAGGTTTTTTAAAAATAGCATCGTAGTTTTCTGAAAACTTCTTTGGATCAGTTTTTCTAGGAGTGCTACCTTTACCACCGTGAGTCTGTCCTTTCATTTCCCTCTGCTCTTCTTACTCTTCAGTACGCGTTGTCCTCGCTTTGGTAATGAAACTGTATTCTTTTTTTTCTTTGGTGGTTTACTTCCGTACATAACTATCTCCTAGACTGAGCGCCAGAACATCTCCAACGCTTGCGTGATAAATTGTTAGGGGTGTTAGGGTCGTTCTGTTTATCTTTAGAAACACCCTTTTTAATGCCAAGGCTTCTAGCACAATACGCATCTCCTTTAGATGTACCTGCTTTTACCCTTGGGCCACCACCACTAGCGTTACCTGATTGTCCGTAGCTTACCTTCTTACCTCCAGATGTAATTTTAACCTTAGCCTTACCTTTTGCCGGAGTAGTCCTAGACATTGCTATTAGCTCCTTCCTTAACAGCTATTTCTCTTTCTTTAAGCATTTGTTTAGACATTTCAATACGCTTCTGGAACTCTTTATCATCAGCGTCACCTGCTCTTAGGTTAGTTGTTACAGCTTTAATCCTGTCAATTTCAAGCTCCTGTGGTATAACCTGTGCTTCAACTGTCAACTTCTGTGACCTTGCTACTGACTCTTGTGCTTGGCCGTTAAGCGCGGCAGTTTGGGAAGCTTGGAAAGCCAACTGTGCTTGCTGTGCTGCTTGTTCAGCCTGTTGTGCAGCTTGTTGTGCTTCAGGATTAGGAGTATTGGCTTGCTCAAGTGTTCTAATAAGCTCTTCACGATTAGATAGGTTCATGTTATCAATGATAGACATAACTAGCTTAGGATACATGGGAGTATCAGGAGACATGGTTTGTAACAACTGGACTAGCTGAGTTACTTCGTACTCACGCGCAATAATACCTAGTGAACTAGAGGTGTGGAACTTGTAATCAGCTACCGGATACATTTCAGGCTCAAACTGCATGTAACGCCAAGCTGCTTTGGTAACAAAAGGAATAATAAAAGATTCTTGGAAGTTAATTAAAGTACGCTTGTGTCTCTTAATAATAGCACCAAGGGACATAGAGATACCTGCAGCTGTAGCTTCTCCATTAACACCACCGGATATACCGCCAGAATCAACAGCGCCTGTAGATGTTTGTACCATTGTTTGCAAGGCTGCTGCTTGTGCAAAAGTAATCTGATTAACATTACCAAAGTTAAACGGCTGTAGTATTTCAGAAGGATTACCGTTAGTTAGTATGGTTTTTCCAGGCTGTATGGAAGGTTTAGCACCTCTAGGCATACGTGAGGCATCCATTGCCATCATAGGGTGTATAGTAAGTGCAAGAGCGTCTATTCTAGCTCGTATTTCAGTGTCTAACGCCTTTTGAGAGTTATACCCTTTCTCACACACCCCTCTACCCCAGAAACGACTAGGAACGACATCCCACGGAAATGCTATAATGGGCCTGTCTTCCATCATGTAAGGATTTTCGGAAGCTTTAAGCAAAGTACCGCCATTAGCTATAATAACAACTGCTTCTACATAATAAGAACTGCTGTCTTCTTGATCTAACTCAACAATTTCTTCTTCTTCTGAGTCTTCGTCGTTTAGAGCCTTCTCAAGCAAGTGACGCGGTACTAGACCATAGTACTTAGTAAGACGTATTTTATCATCATCAAAGCTAGTTAGGTCTTGATCTGGTTCAATATCAAAATCAGGACTTGCTGAAACAATATCTACGTTTCTATACACTCCGCTTTCTTGTGACTGCTCTACTAGGTGCGAGGATACAAACTCATCAATAGCACAACCCAAGGCTGAATCAATATCAGTGGCTACAGGGTCAATAAGGAAGTTCTGAGGCATTACAGGACGTAGTTTAACACAAGTTCTTTCACGTATGTTTACACCTACTGCCTGTAGCTCTCCTCCCATAACTGGTTGAGTAGCAGGGGCCATCTCTTTTTCTTCGGATAGTACAATTTCAGCAATTCCCGTGCCAAACACAGCAGCATTTATAAGACACTCTGCTACACTTTTACGTACTTTGTTCTTTGTAAAGTCTTCATCAAGATGTTTACGCAACATTTCAATATCTTGAGTGTCTTGGTCTTGTATGTCATCTTTAATATCAAACCACTTACCTCGTCCAAAAGTAGCTTCCTCTAATTCTGCTACTGAGGACTCTACCGCTTGCTGTAGGGCAGGAGTAATAATTTTAGAGCGTTCTGTTTCTCTTGATCTATCTTCTATAGACCACTGTCCTCTCCACAAACGGTAATATTCTTCAAACCTCTGTGCATAGTTAGCTTCGTAATGATCTCTCCAAGAATCACACTTAGTTATTACCCAGTTTTCTAGGTCTTGTTCTATAAGAAACTCATCTTTTTCTTCTAACATAGTTAATACCCTGCGTATTTGTCTAAAAATTCGTATTCTTCTTCTTCATAATCATAAGCATAAGAAACTTTTGCAAGTTGGTCTATATATGCTAAGGCATCTATTAAATCATCGTGAACTAAATAGTTAGGAAATTGAAATAACTCATCTAAAAATTGACTGTTCCAAGAACCTTTGTTTAATGTGATGTTACCGTGTTCAAAACGGCCTTGTAAAGCCCACACAATCCTATCTATTTTCTTTTTGTTACCGTGTGTAAGTTCTTCTACTCTAAAAAACCGTTGATTTTTTTTCATCTGGTCATTTAAGTATGGATGTACAGCGTTTTTTAAAGCACCTTTCTCAATGCCTACAGCTAGTGGACGGTAGTCTCTAACTGCTTCAAAGATTTTCCTAGCAGTCTCTTCTACGCCCCAACGCCCATGTATAATATTAGCAACCCACCAACCATCAACACCTGCTTTAACAACTGCAATGGCCGTTTGGTCAAGCCTGTTTGTTTTAGTAGTTACTTTTTGTACGTCAGCAAAACCCGCCAAATCCACTGCAATGTAAAACTCACCTTCCTTAGGCTCTTCTTCACTAAACTTGACATCATCTTCCTTAAACAGTTCACTACCGTGAGCCTCAAAGGATGCCATGAACTCCTGTCGGAAGGAAAAGGCTGACATTGACTTCTCAGCGGCTCTAATCTCTTCAGGGTCTAGCAGTGGGTTATCAAAGCTTGTAAAGTGATAGCCTACAAAGGTATCATCTTCACTAATGGTTGCGTATGAATATAGGTCATAGAAGTGGTTGCGACCCATTGGCGTACCAATGAACATTGCATCACCTTTCTGATCCGCAAGAGCCGGACGTAGGATTTGCTCCCACACCTCTGGCTTCATATCTGCATACTCATCCATGACTAAGAACTTAAGGCTGACACCACGCATGGTCTCCGGCCTGTCTGCGCCCTTAAGTGTCAGGAGTGCGCCATTAATAAACTTGATCTGTAGGTTATTGACATGGCTTGAAGAGATAACAGGGTTGCCTAGCTCTAGCAGCATCTGCCACATGATGTCCCTAGCCTGTCCCTGTGTAGGAGCTACGTAGAACACCTGACCCTTCTTAGCTGACAAACAGTTAAGTATTAAAGCCCAAGCAGCCAATCGTGACTTACCTGTACGTCTACCTGCTGCTATGACCTTAAAGCGTGTCTTGTCTTCGTATACTGTCTGCTGCCAAGGTAGTAGCTCAACCTTTAAATCAGCCAATTAAAATGCATCCCAAAATGTTTTAGCTGTGTTAGCTTTTTTTCTTTTGTCGCTATCTTTTTCTTTATCTTTTTCCCAATCTTCACTAATAAAATTTTTCCATCTACGACTGACAGGGTATTTAGAATCTTCTGTACTATTAGGATTATAAAAATTATTTTTTAACACAGATAAAGCTTTAGTTTCTTCAAGATGTTTTTTTAGATTAGCTTTTGATTCGGGAGTGTCTTTATCTATAGCTTCTTTATAAACTGTTAAAGCAGATGCTAATCTCTTTTCTATTTTTTTTGCATTTTTAGGGTTTGAATTGTTATCACGCTGCTTAAGAAGGGTGGTGATTTCTTTACCCCCTAAAGCCTCTAACGCTTGTTTCCAATCACTAGGTGTTTCCGCAGCAATAAGATCAATATATCTATTGTTCCACTCGCTTCCTCCGTCCTGTCCCAGTTGATGCCTATACTCATGTCCCCAAGTAGTTGCTTGGCCTTCATTAACCACATTAACAGTTCCTGCTTCTTTAGGTATTTCTTTCATAAGACCATCAGCAGTTCTTAACTTATAAGGATTTTTAGAGCTATACTCTTCCGGAACTGAAAAACCTTTTAGACCAAATTGCGTACCTCTTGGGACTTGTTTTTCCGTCATCCCGTGAAATCTTGCTATACTAGGGTCTATATCAGAAGGGTTGTTAACATAAGGAGCAATGGCTCTAATAAAGTCATTATCACCCATCTGCATCCCTTGTAAAACAGCCTGTGGGTCTAAATTATATTCAATGGCTACACGCATAGCTTTTTGTTCTAAAGTTTCTTTAGCCATATCAATAGCACCACATTACAGGAGACTCGTTAGTGTCCAAGTCGCGGATGTCAACATGAATAAAGTTAGAAGCAACTCCGATTCCTGAAAAGCCCATCTTAATAGCT